TCCACATGTATGACCACCTCTACCGCGTGCAGCGTGGCCCAGAGCACCTCTTCTTCCTCCCCAAGACGGAGAAGTATGGCTGCATGGCGTGCAAATAAATCTATGTAAAATATAACTATGCGCGTCAAAATTGTTCGTAGCCCTGATCGTAAGAAGAAGTTCAGGGCGATACTAGAAGACGGCAGGACTGTTGATTTTGGTGCCAGTGGATATTCAGACTACACCAAACACAAGAATCCTTCACGTATGCGTTCGTATGTGCTCCGCCATGGTGGTCGGGTACCGAAGCGCACAGTAGCAGAGAGAGAACCCGATAAGATTCAAAATATGATGCTCGATGTCACATCAAGTGACAAGGAGAACTGGAAATTGAGTGGTATAGGTGGGGCTGGTTTCTGGTCTCGTTGGTACCTATGGAGTTTTCCCACCTTTGAGGGTGTTCGCGGCTTTATGAAAAAGAGGTATGGGGTGCAGATCATTGACTAATCTCATCCATTTTATCAAAAAACGCAACCATAATGTCGAGGGTTTTATATTTTTCTAAACCCAAATAACTTTGAATTAGATCCTCCAACCCTGTAAAAAAGCCCGTCAATTTCAGCTCATCTTCCTCTTCTTCTGTAAATGAATCAATCTCGTTGATGTAGTGTGACAACGTTGTCCGAACTTTGACAACATTTTCACCCTTCCAATTATCGAGAATGTCTTTGACTTCATCCAATTTGAAACGTGCTACACATGCATCGATTATACACTGCTTTGAAATAAAAAGTAAATCTCGACAGGTGTCTCCACCGATATACTTTCGGAAAATGTCATCGATCGATGTGATTCCCTGTATAGAAAAAATTCTTTCTTGGGGTTTAAGATTTGCTTTGTAAAACGTCCTCGAGAAATCGTTCATTATAGATATAACATCTTGTGTAGTCATGTTATCATTTTCCCAGTCATTGGGGATCTTTTTGAGTTGGTTGAGTTTAAATTTTTTTATGACGTGTGGTTCAGTTTTGGGAATGAAACCCAATTCAAACAGACACACTACGATAAGTGGTATGATCATGATATATAGCTTAATCACCTCTTTTTTAACTTAGAAAAATGTGTATATTTGTGTTCATGACTACTGACGAACTTGTACGACAGGTTCTCCTACCACAGATCATACAACTCCAGATTGAAGTTGCGGCATTACGAAAACACACATGGCCCTACGTCCAAGCCCAAAAGGAACACAACCAGTTAGACGACATCGAGGCTAAGAGGGACTTTGTCAAAAGTCTCGATGACGATACAATCAGGGAATTAATAAATCTAAAGGCAAAGTTTTCTGGGAGTTCTGGATTCCAAAAGAGAGAATACGATTCCCTTAAGAACCATTTTTGTTAGAAAAAATCATCTGTTCGGTACATCTTAACCTCAAATGAACCAGTCTTTCCAGTCACCGAGACTGATTCATTTCCATAGAGCTCCTGGCACCCAATGTCGTCCACACAATCACGACCATCTATGCTCACAGGGATGGGGTACAAATTTTCACCCCCTGTAGTTGTGTAATAGTGGTACCTATCACGGCGACCACGGACCTCCTTACCGTATAGAGGGAGGGTTTCCTCACCTTCCCCGACGAGGAGACCCATCTGTTGCATACGACCAGGTTTGTATGTCTTAATTGGTGGTCCTCTAAACTCTGGCTCGCGTTCCTGTTGAAATCGTCTCTGGGGGCGTGGTGGAACTGGTGGAACCTCGACGGGAACCTCAACGGGAACCTCAACTTCAACTGTTCGAGGATACATCCACATGTAACCCACGATGATGACGAGCAAAATCAATGAAACCCACATTGTTTGAATCTTAGTCTTATTCTTCATATATTATAGGTGAGATCTTTATTTTCTACATTATGAAAAAGTTCTAGTTACGATCAGTCGTACATAAACACAGCTTCATCTGGGTCCCAGTAATCGCGCTCGCGTATAGGGGCCTCAAGTTGCCTTAACCTGACCTCGACCTCCCTACAAAGCACCTCCCATCTGTCCATCTTGCCCCACACCTCCCCGAGCTTTGACCTAGCGTTGTCTTTGTACTCGTTCCATTTCCTCTTACACTCTTCCTTGTACTCATCATAAATCTTCTTCTCAAAGGTGGGAAGCTCTTGGAGTGTTTTGAGTGAAAGTTCGTCATAGTAGACGATTCCACGTTGAGCACGGATAATCTCCCCCTCGGTTCCAATTTCCAACACAATTGTCCGAAGTCCATGTTCCACCAGGTTTTTCCAAGACCAGGACTTGGAGTCGGTCGCGGTAGTAGATATATGACCAATGAGTTCCCCTGCATCACCACCGGGAGCCCGATGGGTGTTCTTTTCACACCAAGCTTCGATAGCCCGACTCTTTCGAGACGCGGTCATACGTTTGATGGGGGTCCATATACTATTCGCTCGCTTTTCCCACTTCACAAGAACCTTGTTCTCATCGTGCATCTTATTCACGTAATTCCGAAGCTGGTCTTTGAGACGTCCGATCTCGATGGCCCTAGCGTATTGTCGTTCTTCTATGGCTTCCCGCGTCATACCAGATCGGTCCGGTGGAGCCTCATAGTCACTGTCACTGTCATCGTCATCACTCTCAGCGTCGGTGTCAGTATCGTAGAACGGATCTTCCCACAACGGTCTATCACCGGTGAGTCGATCGTTAATGCGTTTCATTTTATCAGCCATCTCCAGATAGATGCCATCAGGGATCTTACTGGAGATTTCATCGAGACATGACATAAGACTTTGAAGATCTTCCATTTTGAAATATTAAAATTACAAATTTTAGCATCTACTTAGGTTTATTTAAAGAAAATCTTTGACATAAAGACATGAAGGTTCTAGCTATAGATATAGGATTTCACAATATGGGTCTCGTCCTCGCCGAGTGTGGAAATGGCCCGGTTATAGAAGTTGAATTCATGAAAAAGGTAAGTTTAGAAGACTACAAATACATTTACAGTAATGACTTTGTTGACTTGGTTCCTTTATTTGTAGATGACCACAGGGATGTGTTCGACAAGGCTGAGAGGATCCTCATAGAGAGGCAGCCACCCCAAGGCTTTACGAATATCGAAATTCTACTACACTATATGTTCAAAGATAAGGTTCTACTGATTTCACCCGTAACTTTACATGCACATTTTGGTATGGGGCATCTAAACTACGAGGAGCGGAAAGAGCGCGTTCTTGTCAAGATGGGGAAGTATGTAGATTTAGATACGATTCCATACGAGAGAAAACATGACATAGCTGATGCATATTGTATGCTTTTATACTACAACTTTAAAATCAGTGTCCATTTTTTCGATAGGTTTAGATTTACTCGTTGCGCAAAATAGTAAGCGCATTCGCGGTGTATTCAAACATCTTGAACATTTCAGCGATGTTCTTTTTATCAATCGCAGAACGAAGTTTCTCTATGTTAAAATCGAACGACTCGCGTTCTTTTTGAAGTTCCTCTTCCAATTCTTTCCTCTTATTTTGAAGCATTTCAATTTTTTGCTCAATCTCATTGAGTGTTTTCTCTAATGACTTATCGAGGTCTTCAATTTCCTTTTGATATTGTTGCCTCTGCGCTGTCAAAATTTCTTTTTTAATAGAAGAAGATGTGTTTTCAAGTTTATTGTTAATACGATCAATCTTATCTTCACAATAATCCAGGTTTGAAATATAAGACTGTTTATAAAAATCTTTGATATTATCGAGGCGATAAATTTCGTTTGAAAGTTTCGTGTCCATATATACTCTACTTTAGTTTCTTAGCTTTAAATACTTTTGTGACGTCTTTTATAAACATATCAAAGTGTCCAAGGCGATACTGAACAAATGTCCAAAGTAGGAAAAATAACGTCTTTGTTAATTTATTAACTTCGTTGTCATCCATCTTGTAGATTGGACCAACGACACGACCCATGAACGTTTCGTTCTTCTCTCGACCAGTCATGTACATTTCAGCTTGTGTGAGAGCACATGTATCGTCATTTACCGA